CGATTCAGTCGGGATGATGATAGCAACACCGCCATCGTCGTTAGGGAAAAGAATTCGTGAGTTCATGGTTATCCTTTAGCGGAAGATGGCGACATGGCAATAATTTGCGTCGGCTACCACACTAGATGTATTAAATGTTTTTCCGCGTATTGAGCTAGTTAAGTAAAAACTACTGTTAGCATAAAACCCAGCGCCGCCGTTAACGCCTGGCCACTCCCAAGCGCAGCTGCCTACCATGTAATTCGCATCCGGCAACGCATTGGTAAAGTTCACCGTATAGTCACCCGTACCATTATCTGTAATACTCGATACATTAAACGACGCGCGAATAGCCACCGTACCCGTACCATTAAAGTTCACCCACGCACGACAGAACGTACCAATCTGCGTACCAGCACTATCCTGTACGGTAGGCGGCGTGTTCGCAACACCGTTCTTTAGCACCAGTGTGCTAGTGCTATCGGCTTGCAGTGTATCTGCTACAACAGTTCCAGCCATGATGACCTCTTACTCGTAAAGGATGTTGATTGTGCCAGCGTCGAAGGTGTCGGTGCCGTTGGCTGTGGTAATGCGAACACGGTCGAGTGTTGCAGCTAAAGGCACAATTCCAGCAACAGTGCTAGACCTAGCTTCATTTGAAAAACCGATAAGCCCGTTACAAGTCCAAGTATTTGACGTTAAATTTTGTATTGTGTAAGAACCTTGTCTAACCGAAGCAGCTGTTGAACCGCCAGCAGAATTTTCATCAAACCCGGCGGTAAAGTTACTTGTTGCAACGCCTGTGGCTATTGTGCTTGCCGAACCTAAATACCCGCTCGTTGTAACGCCGCTTGATGTCCCTAATTGAATTCGCACTACGGAAGTGCCGCTTGTTGACACACCGTTAAACATCACCGTAATCCGCTTCACCCATGAAGGTATGCTTGTGAAGTCAATCGACGTACCGGACGTAGATGCGACAGCTGTACCCGACACCACGGGAGCCAGCGTACCGGTGACAGCCGCCAGCGTTTGCGTATTACTGCCAGCAACTGCCGGGGCTGCAACCGTAATCGATCCGCTGGTGTCGCCTGAAAGAACTAATGAAGCCATAATTTATCCTTGTATCAAAGTACAACCCAGCGAGCGCCGGACGAGACGGTGACAATCACCGCAGCAGTAATCGTCGTAGATGACACCGACTGCGATATATCTACGGTGTACGTACCGATGCCGCCAGTTGCCGTACCCAACGCCGTGATTGTTGTGCCGGCAGTCACGCCCGATCCAGTAATGACCGAGCCCACACCCAGAGCGCCGGTGGTGGCTGTAGCAATCGTCAACGTCGTGCCTGCGATACTGCCGTCGCCACTAAAGCCCGCACCCAGCGTGATCGGGCCGGTCGACATGGCGTTCTTGGTTGACGGAATTGTATAGCTGATCGTGACCGTCTGGTCATTCTCGTAGAACACCTCGTCGTTACCGCCGCCTGTCGCACCTGCCGCGCCGCCCACCTGACCCCACGCATTGTTGCTAAAGCCCTCGAAGGTATCCAGCGTGCTGTTGTAGCGCAGCATGCCTTCGGCTGGCGTGCCTGGCCTATCAGTCGTAGCCCCCACCGGCATCTGAACATACCCGGTGCCGGAGAAGGTGACATCTAGCGTGGCGGACAAGGTCGTGAACGCGCCAGTGTTAGGCGCCACGTCACCAATCGGCGGCGGTGAGGCGAACGACAGGTCGTCCACAGGCACCAAGATGTTGTCCGTGGTGTACTGAGTGACGTCGTTCTCGTCGGTAATTAAGAACTTGTACGCGATCGTTGGCTGCAGCCAGATGTTGGCCATGCCGCGCGAATCCAGAATGATCGGGTTCGTGTTGGCGGTCGCTCCCGTCTGGTCGGTGTACGTCGCAATGGGCGTCGTCGTGCCGCCGGCGTAGGTGTAGACCTTACCAGCGACGAGCGGGTCGCCGTTAGCGTCGAAGAACTGCTGCTTGGGTGTTGGGGTTAGCGAAGCCATTTATTTCCTCAGATTGTTTCGTGGTTCTGGCGCTAAATTATTAACCGATTCCAATGACCGAAAGTCTTGCGGCACTGCACGTTTTGCTTGATAGCCTGGCTTTAACATACGATTTGCAGCCAAACCCCCACCAAAAAAGCCTGCCAATGCACCCCCTGCCGCAAAGGGGCCAATCGGCGCACCTATTAACGCCGCCGCTCCTGCAGCGGCTGTACCCGCCGCGCCAGAACGCGCAAGACCCTGCGCCAAAGGCCGCATGCCGGTTTGCCCGGTTTGCGCTATGTCGGGGAATACACTAGCTATTTTAGCTATGTCGGCTGCAACACCCGACAACGGTTTTTCATCTCTGGCCATTTTAGCCAAAATTTGTGGGTCAATGCGGTTTGTTTGATTATTAAGCGCGCGTTGATAATCATATACTTTAGCTTTCGCCATGCGCGCAGCACGCAAATTTGCCAATACTTCAGCGTTAGGCGCGTTAGCGTCAATCAACGCCTCCAAAGCATCGGCTATTTTTTTATTCGCGTCTGCTCTGGCTATTTTCGTAGCGTCGGGCTGGCCACTTTTTTGTTGAGCGCTATAAATGTCGTTTGCTTCGCGACGAAGATTGCGTATATCTAAGTTAATTTCTTTGCCCGAACGGCCTTCTTTTATCTTAGATAATGTCTCATCCACTAACTCATTAACCGCTGCAGCATTTTTTTCACCCCCTATTGACGGACGTTTAATGCGCAAAGTTTCTATCTTTTCTAACACTTCTTTAGTGGGCGTTAGACGTTCTATTTTAGCTATAACTTCATAGGGCGCGTCGTGCAAAGCTAACGCTTTTTCAATAGCTTTGGCGTCTAGCACCGTATTAGGCGGCAAACCCATGTCTTTTATAGCCAACTGGGTAAACCGCGCGTCATTTAATTGAGCCGCTTTTTTTGAGAAATCTGTTACTGATTTAGCCGCGCCTGCAGTTAAACGGTTTGTTAAGGTAGGGTTAGATTCTGATGGGTCAAGAATAATGTTGTATTTAACCGCTAGTTTAGACGCGTCAATTTTTGCCGCGTTCTCAAAACTTTTGGCAACATTTTGTTCTTGAATAAGCGCATTACGCTCTGCTAATTTTGCTTCTCCAGCAAGTTTTCCTTGCCGCAACGCCGGCGCGCCTAGCACGCCTAACTCGGTAGCCATGTACGGATTTAAGCCTGCAAGTTTAGTAGTGTCGATGACGCCGGACAACCCACTCAATATATCGCGGCCCGTCTGTGTACGAGGCTGATAGGTATATTCTTTTTGCGCTGATTCTGCGACTTCTTGCGCGAGTCTAACACCTTGCGGCGTGCCAAAAGTACCTTCACGCATACTGATAAGTGGCCCAGCTATGTTGCCCGCAAGCGTAGCCACGCCGCCAGTCAACAACACCCCCGGCACTTCAGTAATACCTTGAAACACGTCACCAAAAGACCGTCGTGGGCCGGGCACGCGGTCTAAATCAGTAGCTAAATTAGCCTCTGTTGGTATAGACCTATCCGCTTCTACAACAACTTCTGGCAATGTTCGGTCTTCAAACCCAAATCGAGTACGAATAGCCGCTTTAGTAACGTCATTAGCCGATGTGTACTCAGGATGGTTTTCTACATGGCGTGCAAAAATAGCCTGCTTAGTTGCAGAGTTTGCGTTAATGAAATCAGGATCGTTAAGTATTTGTGCTGGATCAGCCATTTACTACCCCTATTTCAACCACTTGTTGTTTTTGTCAACCGTGCCCGCGGGCTTTGGCTTATTCCTCTGCTCTTTAAGCTGCGTTGAAGCTTCGCCTGGCGATTTTTGCGCCAGCGCCATTTCCTGATTCATTATGTCAAGAATAGCGTCCAGCTGGCCGTTTGCGTAATTGCTGTTAATAACTTCGCGTGCGTGAGCTTTATCCGACACGGTAGATACACCCGTCGGGTTAATCGCGCGCGCGTAGGCATTAACCAAAGCGTTAATAGCCGCGTTTAGCTGCACAATCTCTTTGCCGCCTGTGCCTTTATCCACCGCATTTTGTATGGCGTTTATGGTTGGGTACTGCGTCCTGTCTATCTTGTCAGACACGGTCTTGACAATTTTCATCATGCTCTTAGCTTCGTTAACTGCAGTCAAGATTTTTGCTGACTGAGTTGCCAAAGCTCTTGACGCCGCGCCCGCACTCATAGCGTCAATATTCAACTCTTTGAGATTGGCATTTGGATCCATCTCTAAAGTCTTAGCAATCGTAGCTATATTACGGCTATTTACTTTGCCTGGATCAAGACGTCCGTCCAAAATAGCTTTGGAAATCAAAGCATCTTGTACGGCCGTAGTCGCAGGCGTTTTTTCTCGCCCGTAAACATCACCTCTAATATCTGCTTTAAGACGAGCAATTCTATCCTTAAGTGTTTTCTTTTTTGTCGGGTCTGTTTCCGCGGCTAATCTTCTCTCTAAACCTTCAAGCTCCTCTTCTTTCTTGGTTATCTCTGTCGGCGCAGGAGGACGCGGCGGCGCTTGCGGTGGGCCTAGCTGCGCGGTTGCCACTAGCTGCTCAAGTACCGCAATTCGTTTTTTATTATTTTCGGTTTCAGGTTCTTTTTTAAGTTGCTCTAACTCACGCAGTGCTACATCAACATTTTGAAAAGTTCCTGTGTATTCTTTATTACGCTTGCGGGCGGCAGATTCAGCCAGAATCTTATCTCCCAATTTAAGATATACATCTTTTACCACTGGGTCTTTTTCTGCAGCCGCAGCCGCATACATAGCCTGCGCGTCGGGGTCTAACAATTCAACACCGTAAGTTGTAGCTTCTTTAACTACAGGGGTGCCTACTGGTGGCCCTTTTTCTGCCTGCGCGGCGGCGGCCGCGTCAGCGGCAGCTAACGGCGGTGCGGCAGACGCAGCAGTATTTTCAGCAGCTGCCACGGGGGTAGCGCCATCAGCTGCGGCTACGGGAGCAGCGCCGTCAGCAGCAGCTGCCACAGGCGCGGCAACTCCACCACGTTTTTTCTTAAAATAGGCTTCTTGCGTTAAAGGTGTTTTGCGGTTAAGTATTTCGTTAAATCTATATTGACTGTACTCTTCCTTATCTTTTTCTTCTGCGGCTTTTAAAATTTCGGCTGTTGGTACGCCCGCTAACCGCTTTTTATACCCTAGCGGATCGCGGCCAAACTCATCTACATCTCGGGCAATAATTTCCTCGAGTGTGCCAAATCGGGTCAATAGCTGTTTGAGCGCAGGATCTTGTGCTTGAAGAAGAATTCGGTCTCTAACGTCTTTTTCAGATCTAATCAGATTTGGCGGGTACACCGAGTCAAACTGCTTCCGCCGCGCGTCTATCTGCTTAATCTCAAAATCAAATTTTGCAGCCTCTAACTTTTGTTCTTCTTCGCCTGCACCAGCTTGCGCTTTTCTGACGTCAAAAGGTGCTGTCAATTGCTTTTCAGCAGACAGCGTTCTGGTTAACAAATTTGTTCGCGTTTTTTCCCAGTTAGGATTTTCAATTAACTGAGGCGCTACGCTTTTATAATCAGTGTAGCCCAAATCGCCTTGCCCATAATAATGCTGCAACATCTCATACGCTTCTTCAGGCGTTCCTGCGTTTGCAATCCGAATTAACCTATCGTTGCGGAGGGTGAGGCGATGTTTTTCTCTCTCTTCTTCAAGTTTTTGTGCTGCGGCTTGGCGTTGTTGCTCCCGTGTCTCCATAGTCGACAACGCAAGCTGGCGCTGCTGCTCTCCTGTAGCAATCTTTTCAAAATAACGTGGCGCGCGTTGAGCTACCGCAGAGAAAAATTCGGGCGATCCGTACTTTAGGTTTGGGTTGGCGTATATCTGAGCAAGCGCATTTTTTTCCGCTACGTCTTGCTGGTATTCTTGCGCTTTCAAAGCGTTCAGCTGCGACGCTTCTTGCAGCCCACGCAGCTGCATGGCACGCATCATGGCATTCTCTGGCGGTTCAAGCTGAATGCCTTTAATTTGGTTTGCTATGTTGTAATCAATACCGGCCATATCAATACCGTCCTCTTCTAGTGTATGCACCGTAATCGCTAGAGTTTGGATCCATCTCCATTAGCCCAACGTCAGGGGCACCGTACCCCCCTCTCGGCCCATACAACTCCATCATTTCTCGGTTTTGCTCACGGTTTAAGTAGCCACTTATGCCGCTTGTTGCAGCGTTTGCTATCCCCGCGTAACCTGACGCGCGCATGTTGCCTCGCATCAATGCATTCTCAGCCATAGCGTTGCCGTACTGGGCAGCAGCGTTGCCTACTGTATTGGCGCTGGTTTGCCCTAAGCCAACAAGACTTTGCAATGGGCCAAGTTTTGCTTGGCGTTCTGCTTGATAGCGGTTAAACGCGTTGGTGTATTCTTGTGACGCCAAGTCCTGCCCAAACTGGGTAACGCCACGCAGCTGGTTACCACCTAGCAAACCACCGCGTGCAGCAGCCGTGCGATCCAGCGCTTTTAGCCCTTCGCGCATACGGAAAGCATAGCCTGGGTCTTGCTGGAACTGATCCATGCTAAACGGCGTGTAGCGTGACGCCTCAACCAGCTCGGGCAACATATTGTTGCGTACGTCAAGCATAGGTTGTTGCAGTTCAATCTGACGTTCAAATTGACGCCGTTGCTCGTCGGTCGCGCGGTCGGCAGCGCGTTGTTGCGCTTTTGCGCCAGCATACCCCGCACCCGCCTGAATTACGCTGCCTGCTATGAATCCTGACATAATGTTTCCCCAGATAAGTAAAAGCCAAAATTTGTGCCTACGGCATCTCGGTAGTTGATAAGAAGCTCATTACCGATGCCCACATCTTTTAAGGCAATTACATATAAATCATCACCAAACTTGTACGGCATTACATTAGCGTTTTGCGAATGGTTGATGTACCGTCCTGCCGGAGTACGCTTACCATCCAACCGGCCTGGGCAAATAACTTCACCCGCAAAAAAGTGCCGCGTTGCAAACATCCCAGTACCATGCACCGGCGACGCCTTTAGCTCTACGTCGTGCCCTTCCGGCATGTCAATCAAATCGCTTTCAATGGTCACAATGGCGTCCATTGTGGGCTGATCTACACCCAGCTGCTCTAAGAATAGCTGGTAGTCCGCTTGCGCTGATTCAATTGCCAACCGTCTGCGTGTGTCACCTAATCCGCATTCGGGCACCACATACAATCGATCTTCAATGACACTCAAATCTTGGCAGTCGTCTGGGTTAGGGTAGATGTCCACCCACACCACTTCGTCTTCAAACACCCGCCCGGCGCGCTGCTCACCTGCCTTGGCGTCAAACTCACAGGGTGCTGTCAGTACCACCACTTCCGTATCGATGTTGACTGCAATTGTGCCCTTTTCCAGCCGCACGCGGTAGTCCGTCTTGTGCGCGGCGCCCGTCAATACTGTCCACGGCGGCACCGTAATCTTTCGCTCGTACACACCCGGCAAAAACGTGTGTGTTGTTACTATGTCAGCCTGCGGCATCTGCAACAGCTCGTCTTGCAGCGCAACGACTTTCTGCCGCATCACCTCTGGCGTAACCACCGCCGTGCTGTCAGGGTCAAATAGCTCAACCGCGTTCACACCACCACCCATCGTGACCCACTGGCCACCGTAACCGTTGTGCCGCTGGCTATCGTAATCGGCCCAGCTGACATGCCGGACGTGCCGGCAGCAATTGTGTAGCTGACATCAATAGTTAAACTATTGACAAATATGCCGTTGCCCGCTACGAAATGCTCAGATGTTAATTCACCAGTGCTAGGTTTGTACAGATATTTGGCGTTGCTGGTATAGATTGTCGACAGCGCACCAGAGGTCGCAGCAGCAAACGTCGGGTAGACGTTTGTGGCTGTTGTCGTGTCATTCGTAATTGTTGCGCCTGACCCAGTAGCCAGTGCCCAAACGGCTGTTGTGCCGTTCGATGTCAGGACATAGTTGTTTGCCCCAATGGGCAAGCGAGTCGAGCTGTTGGCGCCGTTGCCAATAATCAGGTCGCCCGTGCTGGTGACTGGCGACAAAGCATTAAATGCTGCGCTGGCCGTCGTCTGGCCTGTGCCGCCGTTGGCAATCGGCAGGGTGCCTGTCACCTGTGTGGTCAGGCTGACGTTGGAGAGCGTGCCGCCTAGTGTCAGGCTGCCGCTGGAGGTGACCGTGCCCGACAGGCTGATACCGTTGACCGTACCGGTGCCGGAGACGCTGGTGACCGTACCCACGTACTGGTCGTTGGATGTAATCGTAAAATTTGGGTACGTACCACTGATGCTGGTCGTGCCTGCGCCCGTCAGCGACACCACTTGGTCAGGTGCCGTATTGGTCACCGTAAAGCTGGGGTATGTGCCCGACGTACTAATGCCCGTGCCGCCCGTCAGTGACACTACTTGGTCAGGCAGGGTGTTGGTGATCGTAAAGCTGGGGTACGTGCCCGACGTGCTGATGCCTGTGCCGCCCGTCAACGACACCGTCTGGTCAGGCGCCGAGTTGTTGATGGTCACCGCCACTGAGCCATCGTAGGTCGTACCGACGCTGTACGAGATACCCGTGCCTGCAGTCAGCGCATTAGCCACGCTGCCGGCTTGGCCGCTAATGTTGCCGGTAACCTTGCTGCCGGCGATCGACGTGATCCACGTAGGGTCAGCGTATGAGCCTGTCGTATAGACGCCGTTGGTGACCGTGGCAGCGTTGCCGGTGATGTCGATACCCCAAGTGCCTGATGCGCCGGATCCCGTTGTGCTGGGCACGCTCAGGTTAGTGCGAGCCCCTGCCGCAGTGGTAGCACCTGTGCCGCCGTTAGCGACATTGAGCGTACCTGCTAGGGTAATCGTGCCTGACGTCGTGACGGGCCCGCCCGAGGTTGTCAGACCCGTGGTGCCGCCGGAGACGTTGACCGAGGTGACCGTACCTGACCCGCCCCCGGTGTTGGCTTTGTTTAACAGGTTTAGGAAGAACCGATACCAATCCCGCGACACCATGCCCGTCCGGTCGTCGGTAATCGGCGACTGGTTCTTGGGTATCTGCGGTTCGTTATCTGGGTTAGGCATTGGTGCCGGTCAATGCAAGTTCGGCACCCATGATAGCGATCTTGACGGGGTCGGTGCCCGACACCTCGTACACGCGGTCACGCAGCTTGTTGGTCATGCCCAGACGGCGCCAGAAAGCTCTGAAGCCGTAATTGCCCATCTTGCCCATGCCAGCCCACTTCTCGTTCGACCATGTGTGACCGCCGTCATCTGAGAAGCGCAGCATGACTTGCGGGTCGTTGCCTTGGCCAAGAACCAATCCAACGCCTGTCTCGCATTCAAGCTGCAACGCATGTTGGGCAGTACGCTTTAAGTTGTTCTGGCCGGTAGGTAGCGCCCGCCATGACCGCAACCATTTCTGTGGCAGATTGTCGTCAGCGAACACGTCCAAGTCGTACGCGTAAATCTTGCCGTTCTGGAAGTCGCCCACCACCACTTCGTTGTTGAAGAACATCTGGCAGTTGGCACGGTGACGGATGAACTGGCCGTTGGCAAACCCGGCGCGCTCATGCCAGGCTTGGGTTGCCACATCGAATACCCAAGTCTTCTGGGCAGTCGGAAAGGTCAACACATAAAACGCATGGCCGTCTTGCTGGTAGGTAAACGCAATCGCGTCTGAGATCGTGCCGTAGCTTTGGATGGCGTACTCGACCGCGTGGGTTGAGATGCGCTGGCCAGTGTAGCCTTGGGCACGGAACACCACGCCTTGGCCACGGGCATCTGACCCCAACCAGAACAGCGAGTTGTCCATTTTGGCGACCGAGAAGGTCGCAGCACAGCCGATCTCGTTGACCGCACCTTGGATGCGAGCCAGCGGGAAGGGCGTAGTAGCCGCGTCGTACCAGACCTCAACGGACTGGGTGCCGAACAGCCACACCTCGCGGTGGTCAACAAACAGCGATATTAGCCTGTCTGGCATGCCTTCAGCGCTTGCAAAGCTTAAGGGGTCAATCTGAGTGCCATCAAGCAGCTCAGACGTCCAGAAGCGGTCTGAATTGGGTTCTTGGAAGATGAAGTAGCCGTCCAGATAGCCAACAGTCACCGCGCCTGGAAAGTCAACGTCGGTAATCTCAGCGTACGCTTCAGTTGCCGCGTCGTAAATGTAGCCGTCAGGGTTAGCCGCAATGAAAAGCTGCGTGCCGTTATCGACCATCGACACGGGGCCAGTGCCCGACACTCCACCAATCGGTGTGACCGTCCAGTTAGTATCTATCCGATACAGTCGCGCGCCTGACACGGCGTAGGCGTAGTCACCGTAAGCCCACAGCCCACGAATGGGGCCGGTACCAACGGTTGCCAGCCTGCGCAAGCCTGGCGCCCGGTTCAGGTACGCAGGCTCGTTACCCTCTGGCGCCGGTGTGGCTTCGGGGTACAAGTTGATCATGCGGCTATCCGCAGCGTTGACGCTGCGAGCCACATAGGATTGGCCAAGGATGGGCGTCTTCACTCTGCACCTAACTTACGTAAGCCTTTGCCGGTAGACCAAAGCCAGTCGCCTAAACGGGCAGCTAGTTGGGGCGGCAAAAAGGTGTCAAGCGCAGGCGAGTACATGCGTTTAGTGCGCATGTTGATTTCAAGCCAGCGAGAACGAAAAGTAACCTCCATCAGAAGTTACCTGCGTAGATGTTGTAACGCTGGTGGGTTGCAACCAGCGCGTAAGGCATCGACATCACGTCATCTGGGTTGTTGATGCGCTTCAGATTGCGTTTGGACGTCATGGCAATCCGAGTGACTTGCGGCATAGGCTCAACACCAAACTCGTTGGCAATTTCCATTGCCAAGTTGTACTTGAACGCCCGCAGATAGCCTGGCGGAAACGACAATGTCGTATTTAGGGTTGCTGGTTTAGTCAGCTGTTCCACCGACACAAAATGCCATTCCAGAAGCCGTGTGGGCTTCGGATAGATGGTCATGGTAATGTCGGGGAACGTATTGTTGACGAACATGACCTGCGGGTAGGTGCTGGTCACGGTCTTGACCGCAATGCCGTTGTATTGCTGCTGATTAATCAGCTTGATGCCGTAAGACACATTGGTCTGCGGATCGCGGAAGTACGTTGCATCGTCAATCAAAATAGGACGATTGCCCACAAAGTCGCCGGTTGGCCCCAGCGTGCGGGTGATAGTGTCGGTCGGCCAAAGAAAGACTTGGTCTTCCGTACAAAAGACAGCCAGACGCTCAGTATTCCACGAATCAATCATCTGATTCATGGCGTTCAAGGCATCTTGAGCAGCCTGCGGTGTAG